GCCAGGCTCAGGGCCTTAAGAACGGCTGGACAAGGGATGTTGGCGATCAACAGAGTCTCGCCGCTGCTCCACAGGAGCAGGCTCGAGCCGTCCTTAGAGCCGGCAAAGCTCATGCTCATTGAAAACTTCTGTTCAGAGACATCCAGGTCTCTATTAACGATAGGCATTTTCTTTTTTCCTTCTGTATTCAACCTTTTCTAAGGTCGATGTATTCACGTCATTGACTGCTCTTGCGAAATCACGCCTGACGTCATAGGCCATCGCCTTGATGTCGCTGACTTGAGATCGTTTTCGCAGTTGTTCTTTGGTTTCGTTTTCTTCCCAGATCCGGGACAGAACATCGTGATTGTGATTATCGATCTCTCGCAGGCGACCCAGCAGGGGCTCAATGCCCCACTCGACTGGCTTGCCCACAGAGGCCCAATTCTCAGTACACGACAAAATATGATGGGATGTGGGACGTGAGTAAATCAACCGATGTGTTCCGAAGTCGTAGGAGTCCCAACGGACCCCACGCCTGAAAACCTGGACAAGGCCCGTCAATGCCTTTTCGGCATAGAGCTCCTTGTCAAAGTACTTCAGTTCTCGGTTAATCGATCGAATTCTCACGTCCCTATCCAGTTCTGTTACGGGCTCTGATAGCTCTTCAGTACGGCCATCCCTGCGGGCTTTTCGTTGAACATATTGAAAAGGAACCGGAGGCGCACTTCAAACGCGTCTGCGCCTGTCTGTGCGATCATCATGGATCCCGTTTCATCAGCCCACTCGAGCTCGGCCAGGACGTATTTCTTGAGGTGCTTTTCATTCAAGAAGAACACCCGCTGAGGGGCGTCTTTGTCGGGCACCCACGGCTTGCCGTTCCACTCGAGATAGGAGTCGTCCTTATTCGAGAAACCGCCGTCACCCTTGACCGTGTTCGAGTACCGCTTATCGACCGTCAGGAGCTTCTGGTAGTAGCGCTGGCTGTCGAAATCGCTGTAAAGCGCCGACAATCCTTTGCCACCACGCCGAAGCGCCAGGTTCTCAGTTTGCTGAAGCGCATTCAGAGTCATCTGACCACCGAGGGTGTTTACGTTGCCTTGATACGAGGGGTACGTTGCGCGGTTGATGCTGTAGATCGTGCTCGTCCCACCGTCCAACGCGTACAGGAGGCCCTGGACTTCGTTGTTCAGAGTACCGCTACGAATCAGCGTGTCGGTCGCACTGCACGTCACCGGAAGGTTGAACGTCACCGTCGCGGTGCCAGTCAGACCCGAGAGCGCCGTGATTTCAACCGCACTCTGGATGACGACACCACCCGAGACGATGTCCACCAACAGACCCACGTCCAGGAACTTGGCGCCGTCCTCAACTGACTCACGGCCGTTGACCGTGATCGTCTGAGAGGCAACCGCGTTCGCGGCGACCGTGGCCAGCGTTCCCGTGCCGTCCCAAGCAAGCTGACGGTTCACGTCCTGGACCATATCGTTCATACCTTCTTCCATTTCGAAGGCCATGGCAGTCACGAATGCGCCCTTGTCACCCTGAGAAGCCTTAATCATCGGGCCGGTCAGGCCGAACCGAAGATAATTGAATTTCGCAGAGATCATGGCTTGCTGAGAGATCTGCTGACCGATCTTAGGCAGAACTCCGCCGTCCGATGTCGCGCCGATTCCCATGTTACGTCGGACCTTAATAGGCCTGACGACTTGTAGTCCGGACCACTTCTCTTTTCCCTTTTCCATTCCGCGATAAATCGGTGATTCGTCGTTGAACTGGGAAACGATCGGGCCGGCGTAATAATTCTTCAATATCGCCGCACCTGTGGTGATATTGTCAAATTGGTTAGGCATTGATTACCCTTCCTTGGGGTTATTCAAGATCGGCTAAAAGGGCGTCCCGCGCTTCGCGAATGGATTTGTGGGTTTTTGGAGCTGCGCCCGGCATTCCGCCGCCTGCACCGCTATCCCGCGCCTTTAAGCCCGCTTGTTTTTGTTTGTTGACGTTCTCTTTGTAGCGGGCCACATAACGCGCTTCATGCTTGTCATGATCGGCTTTGTAGATCTTGTCCCAGAGTTCGGGAGTGAGCTTGGACTGTTCGTCTTTGGGGAGTTTGGCCTGGCTATCGAGAAAGGCCTGCGCCTTGGCGTAGACCGCTTCGATATCCGCCATCGGATACTTAGAGCCCAGGGTTTTCTCCTGAGCCTCGAGGTTGGCCGAGATGGCTTCAACATCCCTTTGGGTGACAGACTGCTCTAATCGTTCAAAGCGAGCGACCATTTCAGGGTCAATCGATGCGAATTGTGACTTGCTACTACCTGGGTCGGGCTGCGTGCTGGGAGTTCCGGCCTGTCCTGTGACGTATTCTAGGTAACCCCAGAACTTCTCAGGATAGATCCTTCTGAATTCAGCGACGAGCGCCGGGTTGCCGCGGACATGCTTCAGATCTGCCGACAGGTTCTCGTAGAATCTACGTTCCTGTGAGAATTCCTGAGTCTTCCGCGTGTAGTCTGCTTGGCGAAGGCCGTTGTCACGCCACTCTTTAACTTGCTTCGGCGTGTATTCCTTGCCTTCGAATGTAAACTTTTCGAGTTTGTCGAGCTCGGTGGACGGTGATGGCGCGAGATCGCTGCCTTGTGGGGATTCATTCCCGGACTCGATCGACGAAACGACTTCTGATGCTTCAGGTAACGGCAATTACTTTCCCCTCTTTGCGTGAATGGCCGCGCGGACCTTACCGGCAAGCGTCGCGGGCTTGCGGTCCATGTCGTCGTGTTCGTGGCCCTTCATCATGGACTGTTCAAAATCACCGTCGGCTTGTTCGTGTCCAAAGGCATTGCCCGACATGTCCCGAGGAAGCGGTTGATGTTCTGGGTTCAGATGCTCGAGATCCTGGGCACCCTCGGCGATGTGCTGACCCTTGGCGTGAATCGCCGCTTCTTGAATGTGACTCTTCTGGTCGTCGTGAACGGCGAGATGCCCGTGCTGTCCGGGGTCGTGCTGGAACTCGCTTCCCGAGTCTTCAACATCTGGGGCGAGATCGCCCTTCGGATCGGCTCCGCCCGCTTGGGGCGCGTGCGCAGATTGTTCGTTCGCTAAGTGCGCGTCCTCGAGCTTCCCGGATTCGGGGTGAGAAACGAGCGACGACATATTCAGGTGGTGCGCGCGGCGGTTGGCGACAGCCTCTCTCAATGCATGACTCACGTTTTAAACCCCTCGGTTAATGGTTATTAACAATCTTAACAAAAATCAACAGTCTTATTAAGTGTAAAGGAAAATGGCCAGTTAGCAACCTCACGCCGCGGGTGGTGACGGTTGGAGCGCAGCCGGGTCAATGGGCCCACTCCCCGGGGGGGGCATGGGCATCGGCGGCTGAGAAATCTCCATAATTGCCGTGACGTGCTGATCAATGCAGCTTTCGAGAAGGTTCTTGGCGACATCCGACAACGAATCAAACTTGTCGCCTTTACGGTACCGGTTCAGCTCGAGGATGAAATACGGGTGATTGTCCAGCTTGTTCACGGGGGGAAGCTGTTCACTTTCAATCATTTGGATCGTTTTGTTAATCTGGGCCTTGTCAAGTCCCTGATCGAGCCAAACCTCGGCCACGTCGCCAAACTCCAACGCCTCGAGGACGGTTTCCCTGACCTTGGGGTCTTTGGGGTCGCCCATGAGCCCCTGCATGTAGGTGCTCAAGATGTCTTGACGTTTGAGCGTCTTCGACCCGGGGAGCGTGGACCCACGAATACAAATCACATCGTCGTTGCCCTTGAGATCGGCGCCCACGAAGCTCTTAACCGTGTATTCCTTGGCTTTACCGGCGACCTTGAGAAGTCTCGGCATGGTGTAATACTTCTGGACGTACATCAAAATGAGCTTTCCGACCAACGCCCACGCTTCTTCGTTGGCCTCGGTCATGACGCCAATTCTGGAATCGTCCTGTTCAGTCAATAGCTGCATGCCGATAGCGGGCATACCCGCCGAGGGGAGCTGACCGCGCGACACTTCGGAGATGCCCGAGATGTCGTTCATGTTCTTTTCGTGGATCGCATCCTCGGTGTAAACAAACTGCGGGATGTTTGGCATCTGCATTGGTACTGGCATGCCGGCATTCGGAGCATTCGGCACCGGATCCACTAGGACCACCTCGCCCGATTGGTCGTTCAGACTCTCCTGGGTGAGATTCGACCCGCGAAACGCGATGTACTTACCGGCCAGGAGCTTATTGACCCACTCCGAGCGCTTCTGGAGACTTCGGTTGTACTGGTCCTGAATCGGCCTAAAGTGCGTGATGAACGCTTCTGAATAATATTTACCGGCGACTTGAATGTCGTCGAACTTCACAAGAGGGATCTCGCCTACGGGGAGCTCTTTATCCGCGAGCAGAACGCCATTGGCCGTCGATACCATGCGCCCACTGGGGTGCTTCTTCGACCTGCGCTCGTAATAGATGAGTTCAATCGCGGCGCCCTTCATCTTCTGAAGAGACGCACCACCCTCGACGAAGCCCTGGTTGTTGAGAGAGTTGATCTTCGACTCGTACTGAGTTGATAGGAGCCACGCCGCCTCTTCCTTCACCAAATCCCCGCGGTCGGGGTA